CATCTATGGTGCTTATATCGATGTTGTGTTCTTGTAGTTCAGCTATTCTAACATGCCTATTAACACTAGAATTTCCGTACGCTGTGCCGCTAATGGTGATAAAATCTGCTGCTGTTTCGGCATCTTCTCCCTCTTCTAGGGTGCTGTTATAGTATTCCGCTGCTGCAGCGTTACCCTCTACAAGATTAGCATTCAAAACAGAATCACTGTTAAGACCTAAGAAACGGTCATAAAAATCATAGTTTGCAATAAAATCTCCGGCAAATCCTGTAACTTTACCAAACGAGTCCGACGTGGGATCGCCCTTTGATATATTTTTAACACTTGTTCTGACCACATTGCGTAGAGCATTCTTGTCTTCTACACTAGAAAACGCTTCCATAAATTTAGCCTCACCAACTTTATTATAGTATTGGTTTAGGCCCTGCATAGTAATCGTCCCTAATTGCAAGGGATTTGATCTGTCTTTTTCAAGACGTTCAGTTAGGTCGAGACTCATATGATCAACAAGATCAAAGTTTTGTCCAATCATAAGCGAAGAAGTTGAGGATGTTGTGTCACTGAGATTTGCTATCATGTCAGTGAAGTCTGCCCCCTCATCACCAAATATAGAATCTCCTGCCGTACCAAAAAGATCAATACCCTTCTGCTTATCTAAACGGCCCTGTGCCCCCTCAATCATAGATTGCACTGCCTCAACACCACTCTTACGTAAGTCATCCCCGCCGGTCATCAGTGCGTTTGCTACAGCTAAACGGTATCCTTCAAGCTTTTCTTTTTCAGCCGTGCGACGTTCCAATTCACGCCCGATGTTTTGCGTGAAACCTTGTACGAGTCCTGTAGCTAGTGCAACACCGATACCCATAATTTATGAATCCTTCTTGTCTGACATGTTTATAAAATTATCTTCGGCGGGTGGAGTGGGAGCATTGCCCCTTCGAATACCTTCATTTATATTCTGGTTGACGTACTCAAACATGGCTGGATTATTGTCCCTCATCATCATAAAGAACGTCTTATCATCCATCTCGTCTTCTGTTAGAGCATTTTGATTTTCAAACATACGATAGGGTATGTTCTCTTCTTCAGCCACACTAGCAATGTATAGAGCGAGTGGCCCCTTGATCAACAAACCTACGTCTGGAGAGAAGCCGCCCTCTTGAAACGCTTGAAATATATATCCCTCTACGAGTGCCTCGACAGACGCTCCCACCATCAACAGTTTCATCATTTCGTCACGTACGCTTGGCACGTCTATGGAGTCAACGGCTTTGTCGAGTACGACTTGGGGATCGACTTGTTCTTGAGGCTTACCCCACGCCCATCTCTCGTTGTCTATAGTTAGGCTGTGACCGGGTGGAGATGCAGCGAAGTCGTCCTTTGCTGCAATGGAGCCTGCCAGAGGGAGTTCTTCCATCATTTACTCACCTGTATCTTTCCGGGTTGCGGAGTGCTGAGAGTTTTACGTCCCTGCGCTATCGTAGCAGAAGTACCGTACTTAGCTCGAAAGTCCATCATTTGAGGATTAGATGTGCCATTGATGTAGTCAGGAACACGGGTAGCAAGTTTGGGATTGTTCTGTATTAATTGAGCAGCCGCACTCATCTGCGCCACCGCACTCTGCGGGGAACCGCGAGTCAATTCAGCTACGCTACGTGGGCGGGGAGGTGTAGCAGGAGTGAATACCTGTCCTGTAGCCTGCCCATCCTTTGCCTTTGTCAATCCCGAACTCTGCAGGAATGAATCAGCAAGGGACTTGCCGATGTCTCCCTTTGTTCCCTGTTGCCCCGGCCCTTTTCCAGTAATTAGGTCTATGCCGACAGGAATTAAAGCTGCAAGTAAAGTAGTTCCGATGCTCATGCTAATTACCTATTTGCATACCAAAGAGCTAGCCAGTTGCCAATACCGGCAGCTAGTTGATCCTTTTGTTGTTTGGAATACAGTTCTTTGGAGTTGGCAAATTCCATAGCCATTATGCCTACTTCGTGTTGCCTTTGCAAGAAGGACTCTGTTTTTTGCAGGGACCACGCCGCCTCATCACGGTATCGCTGCCACAAATTGTTTAGGGCATTCTGGCTAGCATTGTACTGATTTTGTGTGTTGATACGATTTGTTTCGTTTTGCAGGGCAGTGTCAGCCGTATTGACTTGCCTGCGCCACTGAACATTTGACTGGTCTACAGCGTATTGCATATTTGCGTTGAACTTCTCACGGTTATCGCGCATAGCCGTATTGAACTGGGACTGAGCGTTTACTTCACCAGCGTTAAACTGCTGTGTAGCCGCTATGCGGTTCATGTTTGCTGTTTCGACTTGTGATCCCAACTCAGCGAAGAACTCCTCAACTTGCAATTCGTTCTTTGCGTTGAACTGCTGTCGAGCATTATCTTCTGCTGCATCCTTGAACAGGGCTTGTGTTAGGGCGTTGTAGGATAGAGTGTTGCCCTGTTGCCGTGCGTCGAGGTTCTTTGTTTCGGTAGCAAGAAGAGTCTGTGCGTTGACCACAGAAGCCTGCAAACGAGCGGATAGATTTGCTTTGTCCATTCCCGCTACGACGGCAGCATTGGTGAGGGCAGTTTGTTGTTTGTTGTTTAGATTTTGTAGCTGTATCGTGGCGTACTTGTTGGCATCTTGTGCAGCGATAACAACACCCGACTCCATCACAGCCTGTGTCATAGCTGCTGCAGCCATAGACGAGGCACCCAAGCCACGTGCCTGCATAACACCGGCTACCTTGCGTACGGCAGGTGCAGCCCATGCTGGCATAGGCTTGCCCTCTTCGATGCTGCCAAGCAACTCACCAAGCTGGTATTGAACAGTGGCGCGTTGGTCGAGTTCTTCTGTGGCGGCTACGGCCTGTGATCCGGCGGATACAGTGCCCTGAACTTGAGTCATGTCGATCTGTGGACGACGAGCGTCTTCGATCTGTGCTGCTGTCATACTCGTGATGTCGGGACTAATTTGGGTTACGTTGTCAATCTGTCCCAAGTTCGGGGTCTGTTGGGTAGGAACTACGGCAGATATTCCTGTTATATCTGACAGAGCCGTAACGGCGGCAGGCGTACCTGTTAGCATTGCGCCGGTTGTTTGTTGTAGTTCGTCCGTTTTTACAGTCGGACGTACGACCTCAACCTGCGGTACACCACCCTGTTCTCCTGCAGCGAGAGTTCCTACTTCTGTAGCAAGTTCGCTGTCGGTAGATATCTTATTTACGTCGGCCATACTAATTCATTCCCATAAATACTGTAACTACCATTGCGACTACCATAATCGTACTACCCATAATCATTGCCTCAAGCCGCCACATACGCTTGTCGAGTGCCTCTAGCTTCTCTTGGACAGCGGTATACCTGATGGCGCACTCCTTCTCGTGTGCCTCAAGTTCCATCTGTGTTTTGAGTACGGGTTCCATCGTCAGTTTCATCAGTCGGCGTCAGCTATGGTCAAGTCGCCAGCAGCTACTTGGCGCATGATTTCTGCGTAATCTGAGTTTTCATTGTCTATAGGGACTACACCATTTACACCATTTATATCACAAAGAATGCAAATATTATTACCCTGTGGGTCTGCACCATACTTTAAATTGGTGTACATTTTTATAACTCCGCTGTTAAGTCTACATACGCCGCTGTATTATTATTGGCATTCCAAAGTCCTGCATTTCCAGCCGTCAATCCAGACGAAACATTCACTGGTACAAAAGCACTATCTTTTCCTAGATAACTTGTACCTATTGAGGCGGTTGCAATTTGAGATTGGATGTTTATTCCAGTATTGCTTTGAGTTAAAGTTGGTGATGCTCTCATAGTTGTTGTATATTTTAATGCACAAATCATTTGGGTTGTAGTTGTGCATAACCCTGCTGCAAAAGCAGTGTATGACGCATCTGCAGTAATTCTTTGATAATACCTCTGACACCTAGCCAAATCATCTGCAAAGGACCGATGCTCAAACGGCGTGGCCTGTTCGCCAAGTTCCATCTGTACGCCTGTCAAGAAAAACGTGCGGCTGGTGCTGTCAAAGATAGAGGTGGTGCCACTGCCTACTTGCTCATTACCTGCCGCAGTATCCCACGTTGTCTGCAATGTGCCGCCAGTGTAGGTCGAGCCAGCATGTAAGAAAAAACGAAGTGACAGGCTTTCGGCATTATCATCATCTAGTGCGCTACCGCCTGTATCGCCGGGGAATGTAACAGATATCCTGTTCCATGATGTCGTTACAGAGAACTGTGCGCCAATCTGACGACTGTTGTCAGTGTCGAAAATACCTACGACATATGTTGCCGCTGCGTTGCCCTTCACATAAAACGACACAGTAATTGCTTGTGCATCACTGGTGCCTTTTTTCATACGTTGGAGATTTTGCCCTTCTAATCTTTGCTCAATGAAAAACCTTTCACTGGCTGCAATAGATGTGTCGGCTGTGGTGCAAGCCAGCTTCAAAGAATTAGGGATGCCGCTGGGGCCGTCAGACTCCTGTGTGACAGTGAACCTGCCAGCAGAGTTGCCGTTTGTGTTTAGGTGAAATCGGTCAACAAGAAATAAATCAGATGCACCCTGACCAGTGCTACTGGTTCCTCTCTGACTAACAGCCATCGCACCATTGATTATCATATTTCTGTCTGACAACGCCGACTGCGAACCAATCAGTGCGGCGAGTTCTGCTGCCTTGCTCATATCTTTTCCCTCAACACGCCATTAGGACACACGGCACGAGATAGGTGCCGTCATCATATGTATGTGAAACTGTGATGCTGGTGACTTTTGCAATCGTCTTGCTGCGAACAATGTCATCGCCCTGCGGCTTGGCAGTGCCGTCACCAGCAGACATCAGCAAGTCGCCTCGTGCCACTGTTGTGCCTTGTGCAATGCGGATAACCATATCGCCGGTCATTGCTATGTTCATATCGGCGGTGTGGTCCTTGTCGTCATCATCAAAGTTTACAAACACGCCAGCCACATTGGCATCACCCTCGACTGATGACACGGCCATGCAGTTAAGCTGCTCATTGTCTTCTGTCACACCATCCTTTGTCCACTCAGCCATCTGATCGAGGTTAGTCATCACGGTGCCTTTGACAAGGCCGTCGATACGATTGCCGTCAGTGGCCTGAGAGAAACGTGAAATGTGACCACCGTTGTATGACACGGTTGTGCCAGACACAGATATCGTGCCTTCGACTGTACCAGCTTGGTGTATTTGAATAACTGTGCCGTCGTTTGTTTGTCGATTAAAACTGGCTACATCGCCGCCACTACGGGCGACGGCCAATATGCCAGAACTTTGTACTGAAAAACCTGCTACCGAAGAACTACTGTTTACTGCTGTGGTGGTTGTTCCAACCAGCAGTGTTCCGCCGTTATCAATTCTGAGGCGTTCCGTGCCGCCAGTAGAAAATCCCAGATGGTCTCCTGACGGACGAAACATTCCGGTGTTTACGTCGGAGTAAAAGCTATGGGTTGGTGCGCCTTCAGTTCCGTTAGTTGTTCCTATTTGACCGCTGACTGTTAGTGCCGTCGTGTCTGGCACCATCCCTATGCCTACAAGATTATTGCCAGCGTCAACATTAATCATATTAGCGTTGCCGTCAGACTCAACACGGAAGTCAATGTCTTGGCTGTTTTCGTTAAAGATAATGCCGTCTTTGCTCATTGTGAGAAAAGAAAACATAGAGCCACCAAACATTTGCTCTATCTGAAGTCTAGCATCCTCACTGCCATCAGTTGAGTCAGAAAGAATAGCATTAATTCTGATAGCCTCTGTTGACTCTGCTGACTCATTGTCAAACTTATACAGAATCTGACCAAGAACATCGCCAACAGCAGGACTGCCAGAATCTCTGTTCATAACTAAAATTGGGCCAGCACTGCCATCTGCATCTGTTGATGTAAGTGTAAGTTGTGCGCTGTTGTCGGCAGTCGTGATTGTGCAGCCGTCAGTTGCGGTGAAGCCACCTGTGATGTCCACGCCTGTGCTGGTGGTGGCGAATTTAATGGAGTTATCATGGCGAAGTGTTACGGCACCATCTGCAACAGCATCGAACATAATCTCGCCGGTATATTTTTTTATGTTAAGTGCTGCGTTGGCTCTAAGGTTTAAAGTTCCAGTGCCAGCATCATCAATATATGAGTTAGAACCGTCGTGGTAAATCTGTAAGTCAGACCCCGCACCAAACTGCGCCTTGTTATTATCACCAAAGTTAGCATTAGCAGTAAACGCAACATCACCAGCAAACGTACCACCATTCGATGCACTCACCGTGTCAGCCACAGCAAACGTATCGTAGACAATCATCTCAACTACGTCATCCGTAGTTGCACCAGTAGTCAGCACCACACTTGTGCCTGTTGTAGCAGCGTAGTCAGTGACGGGCTTGAGAAGCACACCGTTTTGGTATACATCCATGTACAACGTATCTTCATAGGCCAAAGACACGCTGTTGCTGTCGTTGCCGCTGAACGATGTCTGCCCAGCAGTGGCAGCGTATATAAATCGGGAACGTACTCCGCTTCCCGGTGACCTACCTAGATATGGCATTATGCGTCATCCCTTGCCTTACGATTTTTGTAGTCATCACGTGCGATTACAAGTGCAACAAAGTCAGCCTGATTGGATGGAATCGGGTCAGTAAAACTTTCGTCATTCATCAACTTAGTTGTCCATTCTTGTTGCATACGCTTCCAGCAGTTGTTAATTTTGCCTGTAAGAGCAGCGTCAATCCATGCGTCAATACCAGCATTGTCTGTGTCGTTGTACAAATCGTTGGACAGTATTTGCTGCTGCAAGTCTGTCAGTGTAAGTGTTTTAGTATGGTTTGCCATCTCATGTCTCCTTTATGACAGGGTTGTTTCACCCGATTAGCAAATTAGTGCGCCAGAAAATCTTGATGATGTAGTGATATCGAATGTTGATTGACCACTACCTGTTGTGACCCTAACAAAAGCAGTATCATTGGCATCCATGTCTGCCACAGCAGCCGTTGTTCCACCCGCAAAAACATCTTCAGTGCCGCTAGGTTCTTGAATGGTCGTGTAGGTTCTATTTGATGTTTCAAGGGCTATTTCCATGTAAGACGCATCACCATCAAGCTGTGACCCATAAAGAGTGAAAATGAGTAAATACTTGCCAGTTACAGGTGCGGTGAATGTGTTAGACGCAAAATTAGAACCTACGTCAAACACCTCATTGCCAAGCACAACTGTTATGTTTTGACCTGCGGTTATGTCATCTTGATTGCTTGATGGTTGTGCAAGGAACGCTGGCTGTAAAGCCTTTGTAATCTCACCGGCTGCGCTGATACGCATGGCTTCAGTATTAGTAGTTTTGAAAATCATTGGGTCGGCAGTTATAGCATTTAGCTGAAACTCATTTGTGTCAGATTGTACCTGCCCAACTTGTGTTCCATTAGCCATGAAACGCATAATTGTGCCGGTTGTGCCTTCGATGTGAATGTTTCGATAATTTGATGTGTTGGTGATGGTGCTAGTGCCGATTCCGATGTCGCCCGACGCATCCACTCTGAGGCGTTCTGCACCAGCGGTTTCCATCTTAATAAAGCCATCAGGGTCTACCTCAATATCTTCGTTTCCATCGTGTGTTTGAATTTGAATGGGCTGAGATGAGTTTTTGCCTTTCAGTATGAACGCACCATTGTTTATACGTAAAGAACCGACATCCGTGCCGTCGGACTGCTCAACCAGTAACGCATCTTCTTCATTTGAGGATGTTTTGATGGTGGTTTTCGCAGTAGGATTTGTCGTACCGATTCCCACGTTTTCAGAACTGTCAATCGTGATTGCGTTGGCATCTGCATTATCGTCAATACCCAACGACGTAAACGCATCCGTAAACGTACCCGTCGTGGCATTCAACGCAGACTTACTTGGATGCTCAACACCTACTACTGAATTGCCTATGTATCCCATCAGGTTATCTCCATGATACTCATAGTTACGCTGGTCTTGTCAGCAACAGAACAATCGATTTGAATCTTGTCTGTTGTCTCTAGGACTACCTTGTTGCCTGCAAGTATTTCTATGGAGCCGCCGACAGGTATCGGTGCATCCTTGAGCAGGAACGTAGTTGTGTTCGTAGCCGTACGTCCACCGCCTGACGTATCACTAACAAGTTTCACACTCGTTGTGACTTGACTGGTGTGTACGTTTGCAAGTACCATACCCAAGATGATCGTAGTCGTGCTGCCGGGTGCGGTGTATAAATCTTCTGGTGTACCGCTAGATGCTGGCATAACGTCATGCGATACTACCTTGAATGTGTTAGCCATTGATTATCCCTCTTCGGATATATTATACGTGATTAGTCGTTGATTGTCAAGGTTAGCCCAGAGCAATTGCAAGGGCTGTCGCCTCGTCTGCAATTACTGAGTTGAGAGTGGCACCGTTGACTGTGATAGCGTCTGCTTCGAGGGTGCCGTCGATATCAGCATCTCCGCTGATGTCCAGTGAACCGGCATCCAACTCACCAGTGATGGTGAAGTTGCGGATACCTGTGTAGTCCTTGTTCGAGTCGAGTATGACTGCCTTCGATGCGATAGCCGTGCCGACTGCTGTCGAACCCAAGTCGAGAGCGTTGATCTCGCCTACGACCACGGTGGCCCCGTCGAGTATGTTCAGTTCGTCGGGCGTAGACGTGATCGCTGTGTTGCTTGCTGCAGCTAAGACAGGCAGGGTGCCTGACTGGTTGGGCAAGTTGATCGTACGGTCTGCTGTCGGGTCTACGATGGTGAGTGTAGTCTCGTGTGAGTCAGCCGTAGCACCCTCGAAGATAATAGCATTCTCTGCATTCATCGTCACTGTGTCTACGGTGGTTGTCGTGCCCGCTACAGTCAGCTTCGGAACTAGGAGTTCGCCTGTGCTTGGGTTGTAGCGCAGGGCACCCGTATCATCCAAGAGTGCGTTCGACTCATCGTGGAATACGACAGGGAAGTTGGTGTTTGCTGTGCTGTCCGTAACAGTGGTGGTAGCTGCTAGGGTAGCATTCGCCACTGTCACCCCTGCGATAACTGTGTTGAGTGCTGTGCCGTTGACCGTAATCGCATCAGCCTCTAGGGTGCCGTCGATGTCTGCGTCACCGGATACGTCGAGTGATCCTGCGTCGAGTTCCCCCGTGAGGGTGATGTTGCGGAAGCTAGCTACGTCTTTGTTCGAGTCTACGGTTACGACTTTGCTTGCAACCACTGTGCCCACAGAGGCACCCGTGTCGCTGTAGTTGAGTTCGGCAGCAGTAGCGGTTACGCCATCTAGGATGTTCAGTTCTGCTGCCGTCGATGTGACGTTCGTACCACCTATGTCGAGCGTAGTCATGGAGACTTCACCGGCTACAGTGAGTAAGCCACTCGCAACTGTCATCAGGTCTGTGTCGTCTGTGTGACCGATAGTCGAGCCGTTGATGAGAACGTCGTCGATGTCGAGAGAGCCACCTGTGATGAGGCCCGTCGTTGTGATCGTTGACGATCCTGTGTCGATGGTGCCGAAGCCGGACGTGATCGAACCTGAGTTGAGTGCCCCCACCGTCGTAGCTGCAGTGGTAACGAGGTTCGGCATCGCCGTGATTTCGTCATCAAAATAGGCGGCTAAGTCTGTGACCGCCACCTGCTTCATAGTTCCAGCATCGTTGAACACGACACGGTCAGCATCGACTACAGTGGTAGCGGATGCGGATGTGTCACCATCCATGATGTTTATTTCTGTTGTGGTGACCGTCGCACCATCGAGTATCTCAAGTTCTGCCTCAGATATACCCGCACTGCCGATTGTCAGTGTGCCTGATATATCTACATTACCGTTGATGTCTACGGTAGTCGCAGCAATCTGAATCTCTGTGTCGGCTATGAGGTCAAGCTGTCCGTCCGCGCTTGAGTGGATGTAAATAGCCGTGTCACGAAACTGCAGCCTCTCTGTGCTGGCAACTAAGATGTCGTCAGAGAACTCGAAGTAGTCCTCGTCTTCCATCCACTTGAGTACACCGTCATTCGACTCACCGTCGAAAGTGATTGTGATATCCGTGCCCGCTGTCGCCGCACCGAATGTGAGGGTGTTGCCAAGCAGCTTGGTAATCGGACCCCCCTCTGCGGCGGTGCCGTCGTGTGTGTGTCCTGTGCTGGCGGCGAAGGCAGCTAGTATCTGATTGAATTCATCGTTGGTGTGAGCAGCGGTGATGGTATCGCCGTCAGTGTAGGATGATTGTCTGGTATAGGTCGCACCCATCTAACGTCTCGCTCCTGTCTGAAATTCTAGTTGAAACCCCTTGAGGGAGTAGGGAGCGGTAGTGCCCCCATCGTTTACGCGAACGGCTACAGCAAATCCTGACCCTTCGATGGACTGTCGAAACAGTGGCTGAGATACACCGCCGTATGTCGCAGTGTTGTACAGAGAAGTGCCGTAGATAGCGACGACATCGTTTGAGTCGAGGGGGTACGCAGCAGGTCGCGGTGCATCTGCCGACTCGTAGTCGTACCGTATGAACAAGTCAGCGTCGATTGCGGAGTCCGGCTTGTAGTTCACGATAATGCGCTGCATGTGCTTGCGTATTCCAGCATCGCCAAACGTGAGATCAGGGCCACGATACTTGCCAAGAACAGCAGTGCCGTCGAAGTCGTTGCCAGACTCTTGACGGTAGATGTATCCGCTCTGATCCGCACCATGCAAAACGATGACGTTGCCATCATCTACGAACGTATCCGTACATAGAGGCTTGATGCCCCTGATTTCAGCAAACTCGAACTTCTGGCCCTTCATCACACAGATGACGCCCTTCGTGATAGATTCGCCACGACCAGACTTGGTAAAGAATATACGATACTGTGTCTTGTCAGGTATGACCAAACTTTCGAAGCTAGCAGAGTCCGCGATGTTCTCATTGAAAAGGGACTGGACGTTCGCACTTATAGTGCCCAGTTCAACGTCACCGATACGTGCTGTACCTGCGACGGTACGCAAGCCGTCAGGACCAAGAAAAATGAGGTCACCAGCAAATTCCTGAATCGTAAAGCCGTTCAAACACCCGATGCTACGAGTGACGGGGACAACTGCAAAGTCACTGAGGCTGCTGCCACCCAACTTGAATATCCTGTTCTCGCAGAAGATGAACAGATTGTCACGAAAGACCTTAAGTCCGGTGATGTTGTCATCAACCTTGATGCTTCCTGCACCACTGCCACTGGAGAACGCATCCTCATCGAAGGGCTGACTGAACACCACTTCCTGTGGGGTGGACGACTTGCCCGCATAGAACATGTGGTTCTTAAAAGCCGCAACAAACTTGGAGCCTGCAACGCTGCTTTCACTCACATCTGTCGCAGAAAACGAACTGTTGAATACTGTTGGTGCATTCGTCTGATCTACGACTATCAACTTGTCGTTGCCGTCGAAGTTGAACCGTTCGAAGTTGTACTTGGCTGCACTGGTGCGTCCACTGTCAATGCTTGTCCAGCTAGACCCGCCGGGTGTAGCCTGAAAGATACTTGTTCCACGTGCAGCAACAACCTTGTCTGCAAAGGATGCAACCATCAGGATAGGCTCAGATGCACTGCTTGTATGTGGTACAACTCCTGTTACGTACTTGGAGAATCCCTGAATACGCTTATATCCGCCCTCCACGTCCGGCTCGAAGTTTTCGAGTTCAAGTGCTTCACCCGGCTGCATCATAAACGTCGAGCGGTTCTTTACGAGTCCGCCCTCGCAGTTGAATGCTACAGGTTGTGCTTGTGATAAGTCAGGCACTTATACCGCCCTCATGTAGTTCTTTCGGTTGAGCAGTTCGACACGCATACGCTTCAGGCCGTCCTCGTACTCCTTGAGAGAGAACTGTGCAGACTGCACGTCCGAACGAAACAGATGCGTGTAGTATTTCGCACGAGCGTTGATGACAGGCTCGAATCGTGTGGGGATGATCGATGTGTCAGTGGCCGAAGACAAGTCAGTGTGAGATACGTAGTAATCAAACTCTAGGGTGCGATTGCTTGTATCAGGTATAGGCGTTAAGCCAATCTCGTCGTTGTATGTGGTGTAGACGTATTCCGGTTCGGCAAACTTGTTCGTATCGAGGCGACTGTCCCGCTCACGAAACGACTCGTTGTACTCTTCGTACGATATATACCGCAAGGGTCTAGGCTGCACATCCTCACTCAATTCTACTAACTTGACGAATGCAGCACCCCCCGCAGCCTCTGTGAAACTCACGTGGTGCGTCGTAGCCGTAGCAGTGAATGTAGTTTCGGTAAGAGCCACCTCGTTGCCATTGGCAATAGTAAGCGTAGCAGACTTTGTTTGTGATCCACCAGAACTCGTTCCTATTTCGAGGGTGAGTGTAGCACCACTCGTCTGTGTGAGGACGACGTACGAACGACCTACGATGAGGTCGGTAACTTCTTGAGATGCTTCCGCATTAGTAAGTAGAAGAGTATTGCCAAACTTAGAACTGGCGGCAGGAGAGCCAGACACAGTAGTCCAATTAGTAATACTTGCGGTCCCTGCAATTTCGTAATTTCCATTTTGTATGTAGTCTTTTGGCTTCAAGAACATCGTATCGTAGTCAACATACTTGAGTGTCGAGGCTATACTCGCGTGACTGTAGAGGGACTTGCCTGCAATCACGTCCACCGAACCTGCTGCACGAGTGAACGGCCAATTCAAGTCAGAATTGAGTACGTCAGTAATCGAACGATTGACGTAGTCCTTCACTACAGTCTGTACACCACGAGAGTTCGTAAAGTTAGAACTGGTCAATTCTACTTCGTTGAAGTCCCGAAGGACGTTGTTGACTAGGGTGAGATAGGTGCTTGCCATTCTAGTACCCGTTAAGCTTCGCTATCCAAGACTTCAAGTGCTGCCAACTTGTCTTCAGCGTCCGCCCAAGCTTGGACTGCTTTGTCCATTTCTTCAAGCAAATCCGGATGTTCACCGATGCCAGCAGGATTGTTCGTGTAATTCGCATATACAAAGAGTGCATCTTTTTGTTGGGCCTCATACTTGTGCTTCAGTGCCTCATAAGCAAGTCGTTTCATGTCAGTCTCCCTGTACAGCATTATACACCTATTTTAAGTATTTAGCAAGTTTTATTTTTTTTGTGACTTGCGGATTGCTTCGAACGTCTCTTGGATGCTTGGTGGTTTGACTTCGTTAGGCTTATAGCGACACTGAAACTCGCGTGGAAACCACTCGTCCATACGAAAAAACAGAGTATCTACAGTGTTGTTTACGCCGTGATAGACGCACACACGCTGCTTGTCTACGGTGGTGCAACCCTTCAGGCGACACGTTACATGCGTGGGGTCTGCTGCGTGAGCGACTTTGCCCTTGAGAAACATAACAAAGCCGTAGAGTGCAGCAGCACCAAGTGTAGCCATGACTGTCCACGCAACGACTTCTACGAACTTCTGTCTGCGTTCACGCTGCTTGTAGAGTGTTTCCTTGCGTCGTTTGCGTATTGACGCTTCTGTCTTCAGCAGTTCATCCCACTTCGACTTACCCATAGTCAAGGAAATCCACTGCTGCAATTCGTACCGCTGCTGCTTTGCCTTCTCTTTGTTTGCAAAGGCAGTGATGGCTTCTTGTTCTACGCTCTGTCCGGCAAACAACTTCTTGAATATTGGTGGATTCTTTGCTTCTCGCTCTGCCTGATCTAGGTCAGACATAGCACCCATCCAACGAGACAAATCCCCTGCCATCTGTTCGATGTCACGACCTACAGCAAAACCCTTCTTGATTGCTGAAAAAGCTGCCGAAGCAGTTGCCATTGCTGAGATGGGGTCCATCAGTACACCTTTGTGTTTTTGTCAATCAGTCGAGGTAGGCAGTAGGAGGTTATCTTCTCTCCCTGTTTGTGTAGGACTTGGGCATACCATACGCAGTCGTTCAAGTCTGCAAAGTACATGTCGCTGCTGACCATCTGTCTGTCCTCTCCCGTGCCCAAGAAAACGAACAGGAGAAAGACGTGCTTCAATTTTTCTTAAATCTTTTAGTTACATCTCGTTTGGTAGCTGTATTTGGAGTTACGTACAGACCACCACCGCCACCGCCGCGATACTTTCTTTTTACTTCTTCGTTACGGCGTTTCGCTTCTTTATCAATGCGTTCTCTTTCTTTTTTTTCTTCTTTACTAATAATAGCGGCCCCGGCACCCATAGCTGCAACGGTTGCGCCCGTTGTTAAGGCAATATTTCGTCCTGTTGTGTCTTCTCTTGTTGTTTCCGCACTCTCCTGTGCCGGTCTTCCTCGTGCTTCGCTCATGCAAACTCTCCCTTTTTCATTGCGTCCGAAAGTTTGACGGCCCGCGATTTTACTTGCTTTGCCCAACGCGAATCGAGCATCTCTACGGATGCGGTGTGGAAGTCCCCCGCCTCAATACCGGCCCACATTTTTTTGAATTTACACAAGCGAGGCACACCCATGTTGAATGCCATGTCCATCACAATCAATTGACGTACAGCGTCGAGGTCGTACACACAAGGCTTGGCTCGTGCCAGTTCGTCCTCTACGATTGCAATGTCGTTGCTGGCTAGGTAGTACGCATCTGCCTCTGTGATGCCATGTTCGTAGACAGCATAGATAGACGGAAAGTCCATGTGGTCGAGTTCGGCTTTGCTGATGCCCCGTCCCTCTAGGTTGCGTCCTATGCCGATAGTGTCGATACCCAGAGAATCCTTATACACTTTGAGTTCTAAGCCTTCGTTTAGGCGCAGCTTGCTAACAAACGTGTTGAGGTCGTACTTCATCCTGCGAGTTGCATTATGGGCGTTCATCATTATGTTCTTTCCTAATCTCTACTTTGTTTTCGCCGCCCATCCAGATACCAAACGCACCTGTCATGGCTCCCATCACAACGCTTACAAATGCGGACTGTGCTGCAGTGGGGCTGTCCAAGTTCATAAACCACTCTGCACAACGCCAACTCATCAGAGTCATCACAAGCATCATAAAGCGCGGCAGAAGTTTCCACTTGGATATGCGCTCAAAAGTAACGTCGGCCACGCCTACTTCTTCCCGAAGAACTTAGTAGCACTACGAATGCCAAATGAGGCAGCAACGATAACCCCCAGAGAATATTGATACCACTCCGGCATAGCTTGGAGTTGTTCGAACCCGTGCTTGACGACATCTTCCATTCCCGGTATGAATGCCAGTATCAGTGGCACACTAAATAAAATTACGAGCCACTCGTCTTTCCACGAAGACGCACTGCCCTTGATAGCTTCCAAGTCCCAATCGATTTCAGCATTCGCTTTGCGTTCGTATACAACCGCTTCAGCCTTCTTCTTAGCAACTTCAGCCTCAGTCTTAGCCTTACCCTTTTCAACGTGACCCTCCAGCCATGTGCCCGCAAGACTTGCTACGGGACCGATTAGTAGGTTTAACATTTCCACCTCTTCCGTGCTTGACGTAGACGGCTATTCGGATTCTTTGCCGCCTTTGGGAACTTCTTCATCTGTCCTGCAGAACGCGCACAAAACGACTTGCGACGTTTTGCTGCCTTGCTTCCGGGCTTCACCTTGCCAGTGACTGCAGTCTTTAGTTTGCTACCGGGGTTCTTCTTACGGTATGCCGCTACCCCAGCCTTCGTCATACCCGCACCCTTCTTGGTAGGACGAAAGTTCTTCTTGTTGCGGGCGGGCATGTTGTCAGGCTTTCTTGCCACTGGCCTTCTTCCTTTTTCTGCCCGAAGCAGTAACAGACCAGTTCACTCTGCGTGGTCCGGTCTTCTTGGCCGCTTCTTTCTTTGTGATACGTTTAGCAACTTTGGCTGGCCTACACGCAGGGTAGGGCCGCTTCTTCTTTTCTGATCCGGAACGACCACACTTCTTGCCGGTCTTTACATCCCGCCAGTCTTCCTTGAACCACTTTGTTAAGCCGCCCTTCGGTTTAGCCATTATGCGTACGTCCCGCCACGCTTCTTATACGTCCTAACAAGCCAAGCATTTGCGTAAGCACTTGGATAGACATCGAATTTTCTCTTTGCCTCTGCTTTCACACGGGAGTAGAGTGCCTTGTTTTTAGGAGTTGCGCCCTTCGACTTCTTCTTGGGCTTGGGTGGTGCCTTCCTTGCCATGTTACTTTTTCCTTGCAGTCTGTGCAGCACGACGGAAGTTGGCTTTACTAGGTGCGCCTTTGCTCCCTGCAGTACGCATCTTCTCACCGCTACCGGCTTTGATGCGACGTTTCTTGGCTGCTATGTTTGCGTATAGTCCACGACGTGCCATATGACTACGCCAACTTTACCAGTTTGTAGCCCTTTGCTTTAGCAGCAGAGCGAATCGATGCAAGAGTCATTGCCCCACCACGCTTGCCGCCTTTAGCCATACCCTTCGCCTTCATAGCCTTGCCGCCCTTTTTCATCATGGGCATTCTACGGCCACCGCGCATGCCACCCTTAGCCATACCTTTGGCTTTGGTTTTGCCACCACGCTTCATGCCTTTACTCTTCATCATCTTCTTCATTGTCACTCTCCGCATAGAGGTTGTTGAATACCCGTGCCGTATCACTGACGTAGTTCGGGTCTTGTTTGGAATGATGGACCCACTGACTAGGAGCGAAGTCCGGCGCACCCTCACCTGTTACGAACCAAGCAGGGTTTGTTACTCGTACCCGATTGTTGGGTAGGGCGACCATGTTGCCCGTCCAGTCACCAGCATCTAAGAGTTCGAGTACATGACTCTGCTTGTGTTGCGCTGGATCGTCTGCTACTTCTGTGTCCGTGTAGTCTACGGTGAAGTAGTACTTAGCAGGGTAGAACTCCCCGTCTATCTTTGCGTACCACGGGCAGGGTGTAGCCCTGTTGAGTACAAATACTGAGTGGTGATGTGACTGACAGTCCCACGGCTGTGCCAAATGAGTAGGAATAGGTTCAGGCCAGTCATCTAGGGGTGTGTCTCCCACTAGGGCAGTAAGGGGCATCCGTGCCCACATAGCCCCACCATGTACGTTGTCTTCTTCGTCTTCACATCCTGTAAACAAGACTTGAAATGATAGGGTACGCATTGGTAGAGTAGTTACACCGATTACCATAGCGTGTAGGTACTCACCGTGGTATCTGTCGTGGTTGGTTGTGTATTCTCTGCGTACCCAAGCCTTGAAGTAGGGAATATTACTTGTGATGTAATTCATCGTCACCTCCAGTAGAGTTTACCCCGGTGGGGATGAATGTATATACCACAGATTAAAAGAAAGGTAAAGGGGGCAAGTTGCCCTGCCCCCAAAAGTATTATGTGCCCGTAGTTACGGAAGCAGTCTGCTTAGGACCTGTTCCGATATCGCACAGGATGGCGATAACGCGGAAGCGTCCTGCAGTTACGCCTGCACCCAGTGCCTTAACCTGAATGGCGTCAGCAGCAATAACAGTATTGATGCCTGCAGCCTTGAGGTTAAACTGGTAGATGGCGTCAGCGTTTCCGTCAACACCGTCAGCAAAAGCGTCGATGTCAGTGCTGAGACCCACATCGTAGGTCAAGCCTGAACCGCCTGCTTCAAGAACGTCGATACATCCGCCAATAACCATTGTATTGTCCGGAACATCGATCATCTGAACGACATCGTTAGCTGACAGGTTCTGATCAGCAGCATCGAAAATGCGAGACTGAACCATGTAAGGCCGGGGAACATTGCCGGGATGTCCGACAGTGCCGCCACCGGGAATGGTATGATTGTAAGTAGTCATTTACTTAACCCTCCCCTACGCGAAGTCAATGACGCCGCGAACGACAGCTTCTGGACGCAGAACTTTGCGACCAAAAACGTGCAGACCACGAATCACGTCAGAGAACGACTCAGTTGAACGAACCACTTCGGTCTTAGCAATGTGCGAAGCAGTGGAGGTGGACGACATGTGGCCTGCGAGAACGACGTTCTCAGAGGCGTCAGTTGCCACACCAGACAGAGTTACCTGATCGGTGCCTGCTGTCGAGTTGAGCGCAGTGGACTTGTAACAACGGAAGCCAGCGAGGGCACCCGGAATAGCAAGACCGTTACGCAGTGGTGAAGTGGCATCGCCGGTTACCTGTACTTCAGCCATTTTATTACCGGCTTGGAACATCTTCTCGTAGAAGATCGGCGGTGCTACGAACCAACGATTCTCTTCCGGCACGGACTGATCGTCGAGTGTACGTGCCATCAGCAGCATCAGGTTGATGCCTGCATCGTCAGTTTCTACGTTGATTGGAGCAGATGCCGTACCCAGAGCAGAGTTGGTAGTGGTCAACCCGCCGGAGAGTGAGGCATCGTCAGCACCTGCAATGCCTGCACCATCTGACATGGCTTGCAAGACATTAGCGTCGTACTTACGCTTCAGGGCAAATGCACCAGATGAGGTAGCAAGTGCTTCGAAGTTTACGTGCGAGTGCCGCTCTTCGATGTCGTCGATCTTAAACGCGAAAGCGTTTGCATTATCGACAACCATCGTGATTTGATCGTCAGCCAAGTCTTGTGCGTTTACAACGGAACCCCGTGTGTATGCACTGACAGTGACTGTTGGTTCTTTGATGATGCGAACCGTGTCGCCAAAGTTTTCAATTTCGCCCGCGTAGTCGGTGTTTGTAATGTCTTCTACAACCGAAGCACGACGGAAGAACTTGAGAACCTTTTGGCTGAAAATTTCCGGTGCGAAGTTACCGGAAGGCAGGTTTGCGTAACCTGCAGCAGTACCAAATGCCATTGGTTCTTTCCTTCCTTCTTGAGGTTAAGGTTAGTTGTTAGGGTCGATCCGTCCCTCTTGACGCGCAGAGTCGAGTTCGTCTTCTAGTTTCTCGAACTCCCACGGCTTGAGGCTGCGGATTTCGGAAGCCTTCCACACTTTACCATCTACTTTTGCAGTCGCTACTTCTCTCGCGGAGGTCTTAGTGACTGCGTCTGCTGCAGAAGGCTTTGTGGTCTTCTTCCTTTTTGCCGGTACACCAGTATCGGCCTTGTAGAGGTCTATGACCCGTGCCGCCCATTTAGCATCCGTATTGTTTTTGTAGATGCCATCTGAGATTGACTCAGGCTGTTCTTCGAGCCACGAAAGAAACTTTTCATCTGACTTGATCTCGTCAAAGTCTGAGTGATGATTGAGCAGTTGCTGGTAAGCCTTCTGCTTTTCGAGTTCCTTTTCACGCTCCTTGATGGTGCCTAATTCCTCCCGGAGTTCGGCAACCTGTGACTCAGCCTGATAGGATGAAACGGTCTGTACGACTTCGAACACTTCTGGATACTGGTCTTTGAATGCTTGCAGTTCTTCCGGAGTCTTTGGCATTGCTACCCCCTGTGGCATCTGTGCTTGAGGAGATTGCATGGCCGTCTTTAGTTCCGCGATTTCCTGCTTGAATTCGTTTACCTTTGTATCGTAGTGACGTTTGAGATCGTCGTATCGTTTCTTGTAGTCGTGTTCAGCTTCTTGCTTTTGTTCTACGAAACTGCTTGCTTGCTGCGGAGTAGCCTCTTCGGGGTCCGCGTCTTGTGCTTCTACAGTCTCTTCCGCTTCGTTGTCTTCGTCGTCTTTGTAGACATCTTCGCGGTGCTTCCCACGATATAACGAGTCATTGTTGATTGTTCCGAATGAGTCGTTAGGTTTGTTGGCACGGTGGCCTCTTGCTTTTGCCATTTTATTACCTCTTGATAGCGGGGCTACTTTGGCGTGTAGGTAGCCGCTCCGGTTGTGCTGGGGCCGTTGTTAGCGGGTAGCCAGCGAATTATTCAGAAACTGGAATTCGTCCGTAGCCCTCTATAAAAGTAGACTTTCGAGGACTGGTGAGATTTTTTACAACGATGTTTCTGTCGTCAGCTTCTTTAAATTCTTTGAGGGAACGCTTTCTAGCCTCTTCGTCTTCAGCCTCCATGACCATCCTAAAGTCGGCATCAGGCTGTATATTCCGCTTCTTAAAACGTCCCTGATCGTCGAAATATCGTTCTCTGAGTTCAGGATGTTTGTGGAATATTGCGGTTTGAAGCGTCGGACTAGCAGTAGCTAGAATGTACTTGGCAAAATCCTCTCCGTACGATGATTCTGCCAAGTCTATAGCTCTTCCGGTTTTTGTGTTTTCTTTTACGTTTTTGCTACTTGTTTTATCTAGTTTACCAAACACCGTCTGAAACGCGATGCTCTTTGCTCTCATTTCTTCTAGATAATCTTGTTCTAGCTCAAAATAATCAGGGTAGCTGAAAGTATTTCTTACTTTATCCGCCGGAACTCCGTAGGTATCTTGTATCTCAGCCTTTTCCTTGTCGGACATACTCGCTATTTGACTAGGAGTGTAGAGGAATCCCCCCTGCTCGTATGCTCCGTAGTGTTTCCTCATATCCCCTTCAGTGCCGGGAATAGAGGCGAAAAGAGACTGTTCATCAGCCCGTAAAGTTTTAACAGTTTCAGTTTCTGGGCGTCTGTATTTAGAAGCCTCTAAGTGTGCAATCTCTTCCGCCATAGCGTAGAGATTAAAAAGCGTTGGAGTCTGAGGTACATTTATTAAACCCTGTTGCTCTGAAGAAAACGCCCGCATCTTAAATGCGTCAGGATCAGCATCATTTAGAATGGCTAGCTGCCTGTGGAAATCCCGGTTGGCAGGATAGTCATCGCCGAAATACCTGCTATCTACTTTTACATCGTCCGGCAGATTCTTTAAGAGGTCATCCATCTTCCTGCGAACTTCATCTATTATGATTTTGTCTTCATAGATGTCTTGGGCTTCACCGCCGTTTGCCAGCTTTTTTCTAGTGAGGAATCCACCTCCTGCAGCACCCCTACGACCCTGTCCGTTCTCTTTGATGCGTTGCTTCGTTTCTTTCTTGCCGCGATTATTGATCTTTTCGAGTCGGTCATAGCCAATGATCTTGGCAATCGCTGGGGGCACAATAACCTCGCCACGAGATACGGCTACGTCAATCTGTTCTTTAGATGGTGCTGCTGATCCCTGTTTACCAGCTTTTGCGTAGGCATCCTTGAGCATCTTGGCAATGTCACCCTCACCAGCAAACTCGACGGCTGCAGCGTTGATGACAAACGTGCCCTCTGGGACGCTCATAGGCTTGTCGTCAGCCACAGTAGCCGCTTCGGATACCTGTGACGGCGGACGCTCTACGAAGCCCGCTGGTGCAGCCTGTGGAGCGGTTCCGCCCATCTGCATGCCGACACGACCACCCTTACGGAATCCAAAGTCAAATGAATAGTCTGTTGCATCTGTAGAACCGCCATAGCTGTCCATGATATCGTCTTCTATATCCTGAACTGAATACTGGGTCGGCGTACCTCCGCTATCCTCTTCATCATACTGTTGCAGTATAGCCTGTCGTTGGGCTTCTTGTTCTCGCATACGTTGACTTGCTTCAGCGGCTTTCGCCTCTGCTGCTTGAGCCTGCGCTTTACCGGCTGCAGTGTTCGTTCTGATGTGCTGCTGAATAATCTGTTGTGACAGGGTTTGAGCGTTTGCGTAGTCCTCGTCACTCAGATTGCTTGCCTTATGAAAAAATCCGCCGTGAAATCTACTGTTCTTCATACCTGCGTCGAGAGCTTGCTTCATAGATAGGGCTTCACTAGCTACCCTGCTTTCGTCTATTGTTAAGCCCAAACGATTCATGTTTTCACGGTAGAGTTGTTCACGAAGAGCCGTTGCCGCACTCGCACTACCACCCTGCGGACCGGATGCGCTGTGAACAGTACCGAACGCATCCATGCCTGCACCAAAACCTGCGTCGTAAGCTATGGTGTTTTTGCCTGTGCGTATGTATTGATTACTCTGCCCCGTAGCAGCATCTAAACTTCCAACCTGTGATTTTGTTTCTTTCATCGTGCCCGGAATAAAACCGCGTCTAATCTCGTCGAAGCGATAGTGTTCTGCGCTAGTCATGTTTCCTAGCGTTCCGTTGAACTGCCTAGTTCCGGGAAGACGGTGAACTGTCTGTCCCTGAAACGTATACATAGAACCGCCTGTCTTGCCTGTAGCCATAATTGCGTCGGCGGTTTTCTTTTGTGATCGACGGTTTAGTTCTGCTGCAGCTATACCAAACCCAGCCGCACCCGGTATTGCCAGTGAGGCAACAGCTAGGGGTATGTTCTTCGGGTCTAGTTGATTGATGCCAAAGTTTAAGAATGCGTTGTCACTGCGGCCCTTTGCTTTCGGAGAAGTCTTTTCAAACTTGCTTATGAAGTCTACGGGGTCTATGTCTTCGTATCCGAATGATGGTAAGCCTGTTGCTACAGAATAGCTGGTAAATGGGCTAGATGCGCCACCGTCCCCTGTCCCGACAGGATTTAAAACACTTGGTGCAGGGGGTGCAGGATTAGTAGTAGAATCATCTCCCGCTGCTGGAGCAACATCTACGTTGATGCCCGGAAAGTCGTACATACTACCGCGTAGGTATTCGTCCATGCTGTACGGAGTGCTTCGTGTTTGACCGTAGACTTGTTCTGTCACTGTTCCACCGTTTGACATTTTAGGTTGTGTGATCTTATCCATCGTTCTTAACCACTGCCTCGTGACTATCCTTCAACTTGAGGAGCATTTCCAGTAAACCCAGCTTCCCCTGCACTTGGCGCAGTTCCGACTCCGATTGTGCCGTTACCACGGCCCGAATCATCGACTCCCGGAGGTCCACTAGGTACTCCTCCATTTGGGGCCATTCCTTGCTGTAGAGGAGAGGGGCTAGCTTCTGGGCCTGCTGCTTGTTGAGCATCTTGCATCATTCCTTGTAACATCTGTGCGTAGACTTGTGCCTCGTTGACATCGTTCACTAAGCTGTCAGGATCGATGTCTTGTGCAATAGCGAGTTCGCGCATCAGGTTTGGCAACTTTACAAACGGAGCCAGCATAGGGTTGGCTACGGTTTGCAAGAGTGAGGTGAGTCGTTGTGTGCGTACTTCCTTTTGCATCACGGCTGCTACACCACGTGGCTTGATCTCTAGGTCGCCCGTGACATCCTCGACGTTCTCTCCGAACTGCATGTTCCACTGAAAGAATGCTTCACCGATTGGCTTGAGTAGGTGGTCGTCGATGTTTTTGATGACCGTCTTCATCGACAAGCCTGCACTGCCCATCAGCATAGACAAGCCTGCTGCAGTTCGTCCGGTGCCGGTGACTCCTGTCTGGCCGTGTGTGATCGATGGGATGCCCGTCTCTTCGTCCGCAAGCTGTCGGCTAATCTGATACATCTGTATGTTTTCAGGTGCCGTATTCGGAAACTTGAGGCCGTTGATTGCCGTGCCGGTGACGCCCGACTGACGACGGAATATCTTGCCGGGGAAGATGTCCATGTTCTGTCCGGGGACCAACGATGCCTCATCGACATCAAAGACAAGGTTGCCAGCGAGAGCGAGGTTGTCGATTGCCATACGAACGTGACCGTTCATCAGCATCTGTGCGTCTTCCATGTTCTCTGCTACGCCAACGCCCCAGATTTGATAGGGGTTGATTTCGAACGGGAAGGCTTGGTAGGGAATACGTGCAGGTGTGAAGGGGTTCAACACACAGCGTAGTACGAGTGTACCGCACACCCAGATGTTGACTTGCATCTGGTCAAACTCAGACATGAGTTCTGCGTTCTCTAGGCCGACTTCCTTTGCAAACTTCGAGTCGAGAACACCCCAATACTCTAGGACTTCGTAACGGTTCTCAGAGATGTGAGGTTCGGTTTCGTCTTCACGGATCGTGTCTTCGTAATACTTGTCTTCGTAGTTCGGTCCTTTTGCAAGGCACTCTTCGATTGCTTGAGCGTCGAAGTGTGGACGCATTATCAGGCTACGAAGCTGCTGTCGGTTCATGCGGTGACGTTCGATAACGTACTCGCAGTCCTCTACGGATGTGGCTGCAGGGTCAGGGTGAAAGTCCCATACCGATACGTGTTCGATACGTGGCACCATCCGCTCGTAGGGATCGTAAACACGCTCACCATCGTCATCCATCTTCCAGTTGTGAACACGCTTGTGAAAGTTGAACGGCCCCTTGACGACGCCTGTGCCGAACAGGGACGACTCAAAGATTGCTTTGCGAAACTCACTAACGGCATTTGTGTCGAGCAACTGATCGTGGATGCACTTCTCCATCTTTCGTGCCTGCTCTTTTGCAGGTTCGAATTGTGGCTCACCCACGCGAGACTTACCCGCAAGGATCGTGTCACCGAAGTCTTTACCATAGGAGCCTAGACGGTGCGGCTCGTTGGCTTGCATCGCCCCCGGAGCTAACTCGCGACCATCTCCCGGAAAACCGTAGGGGTCACTTCCCAACTGCGAAAGCTCGTCAGCAGGCGTACGCATATGAGCAAACTCCTCAATGCCTTCTGGCATCGGAGTGGACTCAACAACGAGGGGAAACTTCTTGTTAGCAAACAATATGTCGATAATCTGTCCGTACGCAGCAAGTACTTTGGTCTTGGTGATCTTGATGAACACCCTCGACTTTTCGCTGTCACGGTACTGTGTCGTAGTATCATAGATGCCACGAAAGTTTTTGTACGCCTGTAGCCATCGCTGCTCGTACGAAAACCGTCCGTTCTCTGCGTCGTCAAACCGTGCCTTGATGTGGCCCGCAAGTCCGGGCATCTGCTCATCAGGACTGGCAATCGGAATCGCCTGCTCGTCGTCCGGTTCTAGGAAATTATCGGCCATGTCGCTTCCTTAGTAGTCGCGCTCGTCTGCCATCTTAAACAGTGAAGCCTCTACTGTCGGCTTAGTTTGCTTCTTTGGCATGGCTTCGATCATCGGTCCTGTCTGAACACGAGTGTCGAATTCCAAGCCTTCGCGATAGAGTGAGGATGCACCCTCATCTTTATCGACGCTGGTCTTGTCGGCGTTCATAATATATGCTGCGCCGTAGTTGTAGTTACCAGTTGTGGCGTTTGCCATAGGTTTCTCTCCGTTTACCTGATGAAGCCTTCTTTAGGGGCAGGGGAGACTTCAGGTTCCCTGTTTCGTGTAATAAATCCGCCCGAATCTTCAAGTGCCATTCGTTCCATATCGTTTACGCTTTCGTCAATGGCAGGCTCCATAGCTATGTCCCTCATCTGACGAAACGATTGATACTCCGGCTGTCCGGGATATGGGTCTTCTGCCATCGTAGGCTTTGGCTCTAGGCCCGGTGCGTACGCAGGAGATGATGATAGTATCATGGGCAAAGCACCGCCAACTTTGGGACCAAGTTTAGCTGCCGTGGCAACACCCTCAATAGCCACGTCTCGTACTACGGCTCCAGCGTCTTCAATAAAGGAGTATACAGCACCTCCTCCTAGTATAGCTGGAAGCAAACCCTTCTTTGTAAATCCAAAGAAATCGTCAAGTCCTAGCCCACTCATTTTGCCTTTTACTTCGTCTGAAATATCATCAGCAGCGTTTGGTTTTACATCTTCACTTTTAACAGCGGGCTTATCTCCCGGTAATACTCCGGCCTCTTGCGCTGCTGCTTTCTTTTCTGCTGTTGCTATTCGTCTATCTAGTGCTTCGCTTTCTTTAGCTGCAGCTTGAGCATCTAATTCTGCAGCGGTTAGTTTTCCCCTACCCTCAGATAACTCTGCATTTACTGCTGCCTGTTCTGCAGTTGGAGCCACAGCCGCCGGACGACTGTCCGTGCCTGTTGGTGCATCCATAGTTATCTTCGACTCAAGATCGGAATAATCAGCTTCAAAATCAACAAAGTCATATCCTAGAGATGCAGCAAGTTGTCCCCCGCTTTCAGCCCCAAGAGCATCAGCCATCATCTTCTCAAACATTGAAAATACTAGGCCGCGTTGTTCTAGTTTTCCTACATCTTCTACGTCGATGTAAAACGTACGTAAGATTTTTGCGTCAAGTTCTTTTTCTGATCCAGTGTGTGCAAGAATTGCATCTGCAGCCTCTGTATTACCCAAACCATTAGCAATAGACGATGCAGTAATACGTCGTAAATCGGTATAGTCTAGCGAGAACTTTCCAGAAGCATTTCTTTTTTTTGCTTTTGCTTTTACATCATCAGAAAGAGCAGGAGTTACATACTTGTTGATTAGAGCATTGATTTTTTTTGTGTCCATATCCGGAAACAGTTCTCCGGTTGGACCTGCAGCATTATACCTGTCTAGGTAAACTCTTGAAAGAAGAGGACCAAGTGGACGGTCGTCTCCAATTCCTTTTAGGCCCTTTCCTGCTTCTCCCGGTTCTACGGGATTTACAATTGTTCCTGTTTCAGGATCGTAGACTGGACGTTGAGGCGTTGTCCGTGTGGCTAACTCTATAGTTGTGCGCGTTTCAGTTAGGTCCGTACCTCGCATACCAAGCAGTGAACCAAGAACTGCATCCGCAGCTATAGCTCCTTCTTTTTCGCGTATGATAGCTACTTGTTTTAGAACAGTCTCAAGAACTTCAGGAGGTATGGCTCCCTTAAAAAGTTTTCTATCTCCAGCACCGGCTGCCGCGCTAGCTAACTTATTTACTTTCACGTTTTGAAAGGAGCTAGACAGTGGGCTGATGAGTTTATTAATTTTGTTTGGTGAAAGGTCGCTTGTCCCTGCAAGAACATCCGACTGCAACTCTAAGAAATTACTTGAAAGATCAACCTCTCTAGCTAGATCAACAGCCTGTTGAGAGTGACCAGTCATGGTCATGGCTTTTGTTACAACTTTTTTGCCAAATGCCTTATGAAACTTTTTTGCAAACTCTGATGTTTCATCTAGCTGTTCAAATAGAGGGTTGTTAGGAACACCCAAGTTGTACATCTTAGCAATGAAGGCATCGCCCACTGTAGCTGTACCATCAACAATGCGCTTACGTATTTCTGCATACGTCGGTATGTTTCCATCTGGAAAGAGAGTTTTCTGTAGCGTTACAAACTGCGCTACTTTTAGTTTGTCTGGCGCACTTAGTGTTTTTAAAATGTCAGTGTCTGCCATTATCTAGTATCCGAATACTTCGTCTTGGACTTGGTGAACTTGGTTCTTGATTGCATTGAGTTGCTGATGTATCGAAGCGTAGCCGCTCATGCGTGTCATCATTCCGTAGCGCAGGGCGTCGTATGCGTGGTCTTCTGCCTTCGTATCTACGTCTTCGCTGTTTGTCTTGGAGAGTGGTATGCCTGCAATCTGTTTGACGATGTTCTGACACGAAGAGAAGAAGCGTAGGCGTGGCTCCGTCGTGTAGGGATCGTCAGCGAGACGACGGTGTATCTCCATCTTTCCCTGAATACGATTGCGGTCTGATGGAGTCCAGCGCACACCCTCACGCATCATAACTTCTGCAATTGACGGCCCGAAACCCGTTTTGTTCCAACAGGACGAGTCGAGGACCGTGTAGTGAGGTAGAGGGTCTAGTTGTTCCGCTTCTAGTATTCTAGCGGCTAACTCCTCTGCTGTCAAGTGTTTTTGATACAGTTCCCTGTATATCCAGA